TATGCAACCACTAGCAAGATCGGAACAAGATAAATCTGTTCCTTTAGATACATCAGGAGAACCTGTTGATATCGAATTAAAAGAAGAACAAAAAGAAGAAGTAGAACAAGTCAGTGAAGAAAAAACTGAAGATACTTCTCCAGAAAAAAAAGAAGAAGTAAAAGATGAGGCAGAAGAATATTCTGCTAATGTAAAGAAAAGAATTGATAAACTTACTTTTAAATTAAGAGAAGCTGAAAGACAAAAAGAAGAGGCTTTAAAATTTGCTGAAGCTCAAAAAAAAGAGGTTACTTCTCTAAAATCAAAAGTACAAAAAGTAGATGAGGGGTATCTTGATCAATATCAAAAAAGAGTTTCTACAGAAATGGAAAAAGCTCAAAACGTTTTGCAGACAGCTATTAATGCAGGTGACGCAAAAGCACAGGTGGAGGCTCAAAAAGCTATTGCTAGATTAGCTATAGAGGAGGAAAGAGCGAGCGCATCAATTAAATTAAGAGAAGAAAATAAAGAAAAAATTACTGAACAACAAAAAAATGCACCAACTCAGCCACTACAACAAGCTAAACCTGACGCTAAAGCGGAAGAATGGGCAGAAAAAAATAGTTGGTTTGGAGCTAATGAGGCTATGACATTTACGGCTTTATCTATTCATAAAAAATTAATTCAAGAAGAAGGATTTGACGGCAAGTCAGATGAGTATTATAAAGAATTAGATAAACGTATACGTCAAGAGTTTCCTCACAAGTTTGAAAAAACTGAGGAGGATAAAGACAAGAGCACCCGCGTAGTTCAGACGGTTGCTTCTGCTAATAGATCTAAATCTGGACGCCGCACTGTGAGACTCACACCTTCACAGGTTGCTATTGCGAAAAAACTTGGTGTGCCACTTGAAGAGTACGCAAAACACGTGAAGGAGGCGTAAATGAGTACAGATAAAATAAACAAAACCTCACGCAAGCTCGAGACCCGAGAAAAACAGGCTCGACCAAGAGGATGGGTTCCACCATCCAGCTTAGATGCACCTGAACCACCTGAAGGTTTTCACCATCGGTGGGTAAGAGCTGAGTACCGTGGGCAACAAGACGAAAAAAACGTCATGGGAAGACTACGAAGCGGATATGAATTAGTTATGGCTAGTGAGTATCCAGACAGAATGGATTTACCTTCTGTCTCTGACGGCAAATATAAAGGTGTTATAGGAGTTGGTGGTTTGATTTTAATGAGATGTCCTGTTGAAGTTAAGGAAGATAGGGATGCCTACTTCCAAGGCAAGACAACAGATCAGAATAAATCAGTAGAAAACGATCTTCATAAGGACGAGCATCCCGCAATGCCAATCCATCAGGAAAGGCAAAGCAGAGTAACATTTGGGGGCAAGAAGTCTAATGGTTAGATTAATGTCTCTAAATATTTAGAAGGAGACTAATATGGCAAATATAGATTCGCCATTCGGTTTACGTCCTGTTTCAAAACTAGGTTCAGCACCTGGAGGAACTACAGGAACAACTAAATACTCAGTTGCGGATAACCAAGGTACTGCGATCTTCACTGGCGACCCCGTCAAATATAAAAACGACGGAACAGTAGAGGTAGCAACCGCAGGTGATCCAATTTGTGGAGTATTCATGGGTTGTTTCTATACAGATCCAACAACGAAGAAACCGACGTTCCGAGATCATTTCCCAGCGTCCCTCTCACCAGGAGATGGGATTGCATTTGTAGCTGACGATCCAGATCAACTGTTTATCTGTCAACAAGATTCAGTTTCTGCGAACGCTGTCGCTGCAGACTTAAACCTAAACGCTAACTTGGTCTTTGGCGCTGGAAGCACTACTACTGGGCTTTCTGGTGTTGAGATCGATTCAAGCTCAAAAAACACAACTGCTACCTTACAGGTCAGATTGATGAGTTTTTATGATTTACCAAGCAATGACGCTACTGCTAATAACAGTATCTTAGTTGTTAAAATTAATAACCATCAATTAGGATCTCACACAGGTACGGCAGGCGTATAAGGAGGACTAGACTATGGCTATTAATAGAGCACAACTGGCCAAAGAACTGGAACCTGGCTTAAACGCCTTGTTCGGTATGGAATATTCTCGTTATGAGAATGAACATGCGGAGATCTTTGACCAAGAATCAAGCGATAGAGCATTTGAAGAAGAAGTAATGCTTATGGGCTTTGGCGAAGCTGCTGTAAAACAAGAAGGTGCTGCTGTCGAATTTGACACTGCAAAAGAAAGTTTTACAAGCAGATATACTCACGAAACTATTGCACTTGCATTTAGTTTAACTGAGGAAGCCGTCGAAGACAATCTTTACGACACTTTATCTGCTCGTTATACAAGATCATTAGCAAGATCCATGGCTTACACAAAGCAAGTCAAGGGCGCTAATATTTTAAACAATGCATTCACAACTGCAGGTGGAGATGGTGTTTCATTAGTAAACACAGCTCACCCAACATCTTTGGGTGGAAATTTCTCTAACCAACTTGCAACGAATGCAGACCTTAACGAAGCATCACTCGAGCAAATGATGATTGATATTGCTGGCTTCATCGATGAAAGAGGACTAAAAATTGCAATGCAGGGAAGAAAATTAATTATCCCAGTAAACATTCAATTTGTAGCTGATAGAATATTAAATTCTACCCTCAGAGTCGGTACTGCTGACAATGACATCAATGCGATGAGAAACATGGGTATGCTACCTGATGGTTATACTATTAACCATTATCTAAACGATACAGATGCATATTTTGTGAAAACTGATGCTCCAAATGGTTTCAAACACTTTGTTAGAGCACCACTTACAACTGGTATGGAAGGTGACTTTGACACAGGAAACATGAGATACAAAGCACGTGAAAGATACAGCTTTGGATTTTCAGACCCTAGATGTGTATTTGGATCACAAGGTTCATAATTTACTAAATCTTTCTTAGGTAGAGAAGGCGGTTGCAAGACCGCCTTTTTTATTTTAAAGTACAATTCCCAAGACTTAAACGACAACTAACAAAGGAGGTTGACATGGGAACAACTACATTTTCAGGTCCTATTAAAGCAGGATCGATTAAAGACACGAGCGGTAATACAGTAGGTACTGATATTGCAAACACTGGGTTTGCGTTAATGGCTCAATCAGCAGTAATAGATATTATTGGTGCTACTAACACAACTACAGTAGGTACTATTCCTGCTAACTCACAGATTGTAGATGTAATTTTAAATGTTACAACTGTATCTAATGATGGTGGAACAGCTACAGTGCAAGTGGGACATTCAGGTGATACTGATGAATATCTACCAGCTACGAATGTAAAATCTTTAGCTACAACTAGAGGTACAATTCAAACTGATGGAACTGATATCGGTACAACTGATCAACAAGTTACTGCAACATTTACAGCAGCTAATGGAGACGGCACAACAGGTGCTGCTACCGTTACCGTGCTTTACATGCAAAATAACAACTTAAGCTAATGTTTGGTCTTAAATCTAAAACCTTAACGGGCACAGGCTCAGTAACTTCTGGTCCTACAAGACTTGTTAAATTATATTTAGTAGGCGCAGGTTCAGCAGGTTCTGTTGTTTTAAAAAATGGTGGTGCAAGTGGCACTACTTTATTTGAAATGGCTACACCAGCAGGTGCAACGCTTACACAAAATATTGATTTTAATGATGAAGGTATGAGATTTGAAACAGACTGTCATGCTACGTTAACGAACATTACGTCAATAACTTTCCTACATGGCTAAGGATAAACAGCCACCTAGGACTAAAAAATATTTCCGCTCCACAAAGTCTGGGGCGGGAATGACAAAAGCTGGTGTTGCGAAATATCGTCGTGACAATCCAGGTTCAAAATTAAAAACAGCTGTAACAGGTAAAGTTAAAAAAGGTTCAAAAGACGCAAAAAGACGTAAGTCATTTTGTGCAAGAAGTGCAGGTCAAATGAAAAAGTTTCCTAAAGCAGCTAAAGATCCAAACTCTAGGCTAAGACAAGCTAGGAGACGTTGGAAGTGTTAAGATTAATCATAATATTTCTATTTGTTACAACACAAGTTTTTGCTGAAACGAACACTGTGTCTTCGACGGTGGTGACGAATTCGACCCCGCCAACTGCATCGGCACCAAGTGTTGTAATGAATAATTCAGACATATGTAAAGTTTCAGCAAGCGCAGCTGTGCAAACTCAAATACTTGGTATTGCTGGAGCAAAAGTTGTTGACGATGAGCTGTGTGCGCTTTTGAAAATTAGCAAAAATTTATATTTAAGTGGTATGAAAGTTGCGGCTGTAAGCACGTTGTGTCAAGACCCACGTGCTTGGGATGCGATGATTATGGCAGGCACTCCATGCCCATATTTTGGTGCCATAGCCAGTGAAGCAGAACAAGGATGGAAAGCTAATATGGATTTAATACCAGAGGGTAGTGTTATCTATGCAAAATGGAATGATGAATTAGTTAAAATAAAAGTTCAAGAAGGAGTCGAAAGCGATGGATCAAAATTTATCAAATTTGTTATTGGTGCTATGGTTTTGCATTCTGGCATCGTTATGTTCTTCCCTTAGAGCTGAGTGTCCAATAACTGCTTCTGGGGTTTGTACACCTGGAGTAGAAGAAACAATCGTAATAACAGAAACAGAGTCAATAGAATACGAAGCTGATGGTCATACGGTAACTACAACAACGACCACAGATACTACTACAATTACAGTAATAAACGAAGACTCAGGTAACATATTAGATGGAGATGCAGGCTATGTCATACCTAGATATGAAGGCGATATGGATCAGGACTGGGGTGGACAAGGCCCTGCAAACATGCCATCTGGAAACAATTGTTATGCATTAGGTTCAGATAAGTGCGCACAGATTACAGGATCGGGTAATTCAACGTCTACTATGGGAGTGCCTGGAATGGGCACGACTTTTATACAAACAGTAGACATATCTGAACTAGACATCGAAAACGGAGGTAGAACGAACTATTCTATTAAGGTTGATAAAAGAGATGCACAAGATCGTATTGTTATGCATATCACAGGAAAGGACGGCAATACGAGTGTATTTGCTGGCACAGACATATTATCAGAATCAGGTGTAACTAGTGGTTATCAAGAATATACAGGCGGTTTTGATTTTTCAGGTACAATTACAAAATTAACAATAGAAATTTCGGGGCGTGATATTAACCTTGCAATTGGACCGCTTTTTGATGATGTTGAAATAAACGTATTGTACAATGTAGTGTCCACAATAGTGACACAATCAATCACATCTGTAGAAATGTGGGTTGCTTATGGTGGTAGCACAGAAACAGATGTTATAGATATTGTAGAAAATATATTTGATCACAATGATATTGTTTTACCTGAATCACCTACTGATGATGTTTATTTTGAACCAGAATTTGATGAACCTGACATAGAAGTTTCTTATGAAACTGTTGAGTTAGAATTAGAAATGCCTAGTTTTGAAATGGAATTACCTGAAATGGAATTAGAAATGCCAGAAGTTGAGGTTGTTGCAGTTGAAGTAGAGATGGAAATGGAGATGGAATTAGAATTAGAAATGCCAGCACCAGAGCCAGAAATGACAGAAGAGATTGAAGTTGCTTCAGAACCAGATACAATGGAGCCTGAAATAGAATCTGAACCTGAAATGGAGGAGTCAATAAATGAGCCAGAACCAGAACCAGAATCTCAACCCAAAGCTGAAGCTGAGTCAGAATCCATGGATGAGTCTACTGAAGAAGATTCTACAGAGTCTGAAACAAATGCGGAAGAGGAGTCTGAATCGGAAGAGAGCGTTCAAGAGACTGAGGCAGATGAAGATCAACCAGAAGATATGGAAGAACCAGAAGATAAGGGTGAAGCCGAAGAGAAACCTGTAAAAAAGCTAGAGTCTAAAAAAGAAAAAGCAGCTAAAAAAATTGTCAAGAAGATGGGAGATAAAGGCAGATACGATAGCACAAACCAACTTAAAACTTTAATTGTTATGCAAGTCTTAGGTGATTCAAAAACATTTTTTAATTCACAAAAACAATTAGTGGATCGTCAAGATTTTTTTACAGACTATATGATACCAGATACAAAGATAGAAAATAATAATATTGCGCAGTGGTATTTATTTGCTGGAAGTGATGGCATGATTAATGATATGATAGATTCACAATGGCAGAAGTAGAATTACCTGGTGGTATAAAATTTAAAGGAGGCAAGATATTTGTCATACTTACGGCATTAACAACAGCAGGTGGTGCTTTGTGGGGAGGCTTTGAATTTTACAAGGACTATCTAACGATGAAAGAACAGATTCAGGAGTATGTTGCACCAGATCTCTCAGGCTTTGATAAAAGAATAGATTTAACAAAAGAGGAATTGAATAGCAAAACAGATCTCATACAAACAGAAGTAAACATGATTATGCAAGAGATGGAAATGATTATGTCGGAAATCCGCTTAGTGAGTGATGTTGCCAATGAACTGAAAAACGACCTTAGACAAGATGTAAGACGTATTGAGAAAGTTGTTAATGATGTAGAGCAAATGGTTAAAGAAGATTCGAGAGAAACCAGCTCGGAGTTAAGAGATACCACGAAGGACATTCAGGAAGACATGCGATTATTAACGGATAAGTTGGAGCAAGCCATGACTGAACTAGAAGAAAAAATAGATAAAAGAATAAAATCTGCATTAGAAAATCCTTTATCACAGATGTAATAATATGAAAATATCAGACAACACAGCGATCAGCATGCCCATGAGAAACCTAATTGGCCTAATCATGGCCATAGGGATAGGAATATTTGCCTACAGCGATTTAACACAAAGGTTGACAGAACTTGAGACTGCAAGACAATTAATGGAGGCAGATTTACTTAAAAAAGCTGAACAGACACCTGTAGATCAAGAACAGTATATGTTGTTAGAATTTATAGCAGGACAACTTGAGGTCATGGAAACAGAGGTGCAGTCTATTGAAAGTAATAATATAAATATAGATTTTTTACAGACACAGTTTGAAAAAATACAAAAGGACGTAGAAACGTTAAAAGATAAGGTAAGATACAATGGTGGTTGAGACAGTTTTCGCAATGATGATGATAGTAAACGGGTCTATGGATGGGTTCATGAAGACAGATGGTTTATCTCACTGCCTCAAGGTTAAGAGAGAAAGTGAGCGCAACTTATCTGATAGCAGATCAAATGTTATACGCTATGAATGTGGTTTAGTTAAAGCAGAATTGGAACCAGATTCAGAAGGTGTTCTAAAAATAAAAAAGATAATAGAGCGTAAATAATGGCTAAAACACCTTCTAACGAATACTTTACACCAGTTAAAAAAAGAACTAGTATAGGGCGTTCTTCACGCAGTAGGCCAAAGAACAAAAACAAAAGACGACAGTTTGTCAAATACAGGGGTCAAGGATGACTAAATTATGTCCAAGAGGTAAAGCAGCAGCTAAAAGAAAATTTAAAGTTTATCCTAGTGCATACGCTAATGCCTATGCTTCTAAAATATGCGCAGGTAAAATTAAAGATCCAAGCGGAACTAAAAGAAAAGATTTTAAAGGACCTAAACCAGCTGGTAAAGCAAAAGGCGGAGAGATAATTAATTTTAACAAAATCTCACAAGACAGGAAAAAAATATCAAAATTTAATAATGGAGGTATTGCAAGAGCTTGTGGTGCTGTGAAAAGTAACAGAAGAAAAGAAACATCTTATTCATGAGTTTAAAAAAATGGTTTGAGCAAGATTGGGTTGATATTGGAGCCAAGAAAAAAGGCGGTGGTTTCAAAAAATGTGGCCGTTCTAAACAAAAAGCTGATGCTAAAAGAAAGTATCCAAAATGTGTTCCTGCTGCAAAAGCAGCTAGAATGACAGAGAGTCAAAGAAAATCAGCTGTCAAAAGAAAAAGATCAAAAGCTCAAGGTGTTGGTGGTAAACCAACAAATGTAAAAACATTTGCTGCTCAAGGTGGTTTGATTACAAATCAAAGAAGATCTGGGATAGCTCAAAAAGGTTTTGATTTTAAAGGTGTCTTCTAAAGATCCCAAAAAAGGTACTGGCAAAAAACCAAAAGGTAGTGGACGACGTCTCTACACGGACGAAAATCCACGTGATACTGTGTCTATCAAGTTTGCTACTCCTTCTGATGCTAGGAGAACAGTGGCAAAAGTTAAAAAAGTTAAAAAATCTTTTGCTAGAAAAATTCAAATTTTAACCGTTGGAGAACAAAGAGCTAAAGTGATGGGTAAATCACAAGTGGCTAGTATATTTAAGAAAGGTAAAGATGCCATTAGAAGAGGAAATAAAACAAGACGTACGTAAGTGGTCAGAGCATTTTTTAGAGGTTCCTAATAAACATTTGGGAGGTATGCCTGCTTGTCCTTTTGCAAGAAAAACATGGAATGATAATAAAGTTCTTGTAGAGGTCAAAAGAAAACAGAAGTGGTATAAAACAGAATTAAACCAACATTTAAGACAATTAAACTTTGATGTTCATGAAATATTGATTTTTTGTGATCCCTATTATAGTTATACACCTGATGGTTTTCAGGACATAGTGGATGCCTATAATGAATGGTATAATAAAAAAGATATTTATTTTATGGGTTTTCACCCTCATAATCCCGCTAATGAAGAAGAGCAGGAATTTCTTGTTACACCGACAGGAGAGATGCCAATTGTCGAAAGTGATCTTATGTATTCTATGATGCTGGCACAAAAGTTCTCGCTATTACAAGAAGCTTCTGATAAACTACATAAATCTGGCTACTATAAGTTGTGGCCCAGAGGGTACTATCAAGACGTTGTAGTATCAAGACAAAAAACCTATAGACGAATATTCGGAGGTCAACATGATGGGTAAAAAGAAAATGGCTGGCGGTGGAATGGCAGCTAAGAAAAAACAAGCAATGAAACGTGGTGGTAGTGTTGTCAGAAAAGCTGGCGGCGGTGCTATGAAAGCTAAAAAGAAAATGGCTGGTGGAGGCATGATGAATGTTTCACCTAGAAAAGCTTTGGCTATGGGCGCTAAACCTATGAAAGGTGGCGGTAAAGTCATGAAAGGCAAAAAGAAAAAAGCTAAAAAAGGTAAGAAGAGAGGCTAATGCCAACTTACGCTTCAACAGCAAATTTTGATTTGAGTATTGATGATATCATATCAGAAGCATTTGAACGTTGCGGTCTACAAATTCGTACTGGTTACGATATTACGACCGCAAGACGTTCATTAAATTTAATGCTGGCTGAATGGGCCAATAGAGGAGTAAATCTTTGGACTGTAAAAAAACAAGAAAAAACATTACCTGCTAATACAACAAATTTAACAGGTTCAAGTTTGTTTGGGTCTAATGCTGGAGATAGCGCTCAAATTATAGATATCACAGATGTTATAATAAGAGATTCAAGTAATAATGATTATTCTACGAATACAATTAGTAGAGCTCAATACTGGAATTACACAGTCAAAACGACCAGCGGAAGACCAACTCAATACTATTTTGAACGTACGATAAACCCAACACTATATCTATATCCTGCAGCCGACCAAGCGTACACTCTAATATACTATGCTCTTGTTCGAATGTCTGATGCTGGCGATTATACGAACAACGCTGAGGTTCCTTTTCGATTTCTTCCATGTTTAAATGCAGGCTTGGCTTATTACATATCAATGAAAAAAGCACCAGAAAGAATGCAAGCATTAAAACTTTTATATGAAGATGAATTTAAAAGAGCAGCAGACGAAGACGGAGAAAGAACTAGTATTTATCTTACTCCTCAATCTTATTATCCTTCAGGAACATAATGCCGAGATACGCAACAGGAAAATTTGCAAAACGAATTTCAGATCGTTCAGGTTTAGCTTTTCCATATAATGAAATGGTGCAAGAGTGGAACGGATCATGGGTTCACATAAGTGAGTTTGAACCAAAACAACCTCAACTAGAACCAA